TTTTATCTTGTGATACTTAAGTTCTGCTTTTGTACTTTTAATTTTTCTAAACCATTTTCCAGTACTATCTATATAATACTTACCTTGATGTTCAAGATAACCTCTAATACTTTTAATCATAGATTTTAAAGGATATATACTTTTCATTGGCGTTTGTATTCTTCTCATGCCTAAAGTTTCTCCTTTCATGTTAGTATCATCTAACACTTGGTTTTCTATCCATAATATACCATCTATGAGCATTATATCGTCTGTGTGTAGTACAAAGATGGGGAATTTTATTTTATCATATATCATATTTAGCTTCAAACTTACCTAGAGAGTAGTCATCATGTACATCAAAATCACAGCCTACTGGTGTGCCTGGTATACTAAACCCTCTATCCTGTTGTATGAAACCTTGTAATTTTTCTGAGTAATGTTCTATTTCATCTTCTGGTACTTCCGCTAGAATTGAGTCATGAACTAAAGCAAAAATTTTAGACTTCATGCCTGTACTTTTTATATACGCGTTCATATCTATAGCACCTAGTAAGTTAATATCAGAAGCCACCGACTGAACTAAAAAGTTCATACCTGACCTGACTTCATGACTTTGTATTCCTTGATTGTCAGATTTAACATTTGGTAATCTTCTCTTTCTGCCAGTAGCACCATAAATAAATCCATTATCCATAATAAACTTACTAGATAAATCTATCCACTTCTTGAGTTTAAAGAACTGTTTGAAGTAATCATCAATAACTTCTTGAGCCTGTGTTTTACTAAAGAAAGTACCTGAATCTGTACTAACTTGCTGAGATATCTTGTTAGCTCCAGCACCATACATAATACCGAAAGTAACAGCTTTTGCAGCTTGTCTGTCTGTAGGATAAAGCTCTGCAACTTCATCTGCCTCACAAGGTAAGTTAAATACTAACTTAGCAATGTTACTGTGAAAATTACCACCATCTTGAAATACTTTCATAAGGTTTTTATCATCAGCCAATACAGCAGCCACATATACTTCTGCAGTTGTTAAGTCCATTGCAACAATCTTATGTCCTGGAGCAGCTTTGATACAGCCTTTCACAATAGGATTATCTCTAGGAATTTGTTGCATATTCATTTTGCCACTAGAAGATAAACGACCTGATGTTGTGCCATGCAAATTAAAGCCTGTACGCAATCTACTATCTTTATCTAACTGTGGATAGATTTTATCTAAATAAGTATTCTTAATCTTAGACTTTTGCCTAATAGAAAGAATGTGTCTAGGAATTTCATGTTGCTCTCCTAGTTCTTTTAGCACTTCTGCATCTGTTGAATCTGCACCTGTGCCAGTCTTTTTGCCTGTGGGTTTTAGCCCGACAAAATCAAACAGTAGTGACCTAAGCTGTACTGTACTGTTTGGATTAAATTCTTTGTCTTTTGCTTTTTCAAATTGTTTAACAGCAGGAAACTCGTATAGTTTTGCTACTGCTTCATCAATATCATTTTGCATCAAGTCTCTACCCTTTAGTAGCCTCATCTTATCGAAAGGCACACCATTATCCTGAATATCTGTCAACATTCTACAGCCAGGTATAAGTATATTTTCATATACACTAAACAGTTTTGCATTCTTTCTAACTGCTGGGTATAACTTTTCAAATACTAGAAGTGTTACTACTGCATCCATTGCCGCATATACTTTCATTACATCAAAGGGTATAGAACTCCATTGAAAGTCTGCTTTGAGTATTCTATGTTGTTTCTTGTACTGTTCTATCCAGTCATACATAGGTTTCTCATAATCTCCATAAAGAGTATGTTCCATAGCAAGTTGCTTAAGACCATGACCTCCTGGTACTTCATCTAAGCAATAGTGCAGTAGCATTGTATCTTCAAATTTAGGGAATGAAAAGTTAAAGTGATACTCAAAGAAAGCCAAGTCAAACTTAGCATTATGAAATACTATAGTCTTTTTATTGAAAAGTTCTTGTAGCATCTGTTCTGCTTTTTCATCTACACACTCTGTGTCTATGTAAGCGCCGTGGTCTTTCTCATATGATATACTCATACCAAGCATATACCCATCTCTAGGATATAGTCCTGTTGTTTCTGAGTCAAGACCTACAAATTGATTTGGGTGGTCTAAAGCATCTTGCAAAAACTTATGGAGTTTAGCGGTATCTTGAATACCATAACACTTATCTTCATCTAGTTTCTGTTGCTTTAGTTCTCCATTTATGTAATCAATAATGTTTTTCTTACTTTTATCCCATAAAGGTTTTGCTTCAGGTTTAAATGACAACATAGCTGGGTTTATTACAGGTAGATACTTATCATCTACACACTTACCACTATATTCTGTTATAGAGTTAACACTTGTAAAAAACTTAAGTGCCTCTGAGCCTACGACAATTATCCAGTCGTATGCATGAGTATCAATCTCTATGTCAACATCTGCCTTTAGAATTTTCTTCTTGGTATGGTCTGAACACAGAGCAAATCTCTCTATTTCAAAATTATTATCAAATCTTTCTTCCCAGTTAGTTCTACTGGTTTTAGATTCTATTAATGCTATATTTGTCATTTGTTTCCCTTTTTTATTATATATATTATATCAAATTCTAAACGCGATGTCAAGAACTATATAACCTTCTCCTTAGTTGAGTAACCTTCAACTCTGGTAGACCGCCTGGGTCTATGTTATTACCTAAGTTAATGTTTCTGGAAGTTAGTCCTACTCTTTCTGCTAACCCTTTTATTTCTTCTGCGGCTTTCTGCCCTGCTTCATCTCCATCAAACATTATATCTACTCCTTCCACATTTTGCATTTTGAGAATGGCTAGCTTTTCAGCGTCTACATTTCTTGTGCCAAAGCAACAAATTGCATTTGCTAAACCTTTATCATAAAGATTTATCATATCAAATATTCCTTCTACCAGTATTACCCTACCTTTTATTGTAGGAACTGAAGAAGGAAAAAGTGGTAGCCTTGCTTGTGGAGGGTAGATGAGATATTTGGGTATCTCAGTCATGGTCATATGTCGACCATTGAAGGCTACCACCTTTCCTGTTATATCACGAACTGGAAATACTATTCTTCCATTAAATTGTGATTCGTGATGCATAAAAGCTTCAAAGTGCTTATATGTTTCGGGTCGAATACCCCGCCAGTTGCCTACGTAAGGCGAAAAACCTTTGGGGAACTCAAAACCTCTATTTGCTGAACGCTTTTCATCTATAGACTCTTTCAACTTTTGTCTCTTAATCTCTAGAAAGTTAGCTGCAGCACCAAAATGTTTAAAGACATTACCCTTGAAACCACAAGAAAAACAATTAAATATGCCTGTGATACTATCAATACGCATACTTGGATTGCTGTCCTCGTGGTCAGGGCTTAAGCATTTAACAACAAAGTCTCTACCTGAGACTTTGAACTCAATTCGTTGTTCTTGTAAAAGCTCGTCTACTCTCATTATCCTAGTACCATTGCTCCTATGAGGAATATTACTAAGAAAGGAAAGGCTGCTAGACTAAGATTCAACAGTATTTGCTCCAGTTTTTCCATCTCTTTTCCATTTTAGTTGTTCACCGATATCTTCATATTCGGTCATTAATGTTCCGTCTTTATCTTCATTCTCTTTGTAGTAAAGAGATTTAAACACTACTTCTTGGGTTTGAAACCATATAGCAATAGCTTTACTCCTAAACTCCTCATCAGGCCAAAGATAAAAACAATTATGCCAATCTTCTAAAAATCTATGAACAGTTATGTCCAAGTTAAAGTCTTGATTGTATTTCTTTATTTGTGCCACTGCTCGTAGTCTTTGACTACCAGCGAGTGGGTACCACTGCTTCATACAAAGATGTGGATTCTTAATTCCATTCTCTTTAATACTATACATTAGTTTTTTGTTTAGGGGTACTTGCATTATATTATCTGCAACTTGAGGTTGTTCTAATATAAAGTCTGTTGTTACCTGCCTTATCTCAAAAGGCGGTACTCCTACTAATTCTGCGGACTTTTGTCCTATTCTATCACTTGCCACGCTGGTCTGCTACCCACTTACCGAAAGACTCAAGTAGTGTCTTTTTCTTTTCTTTTTCTCCTTCAATCCATTTTTTACCTGTGGATATTTGTTCATACTTTGTAATACCATTGTTGTATGCAACTTCTAGTATATCATTACAAGCGTGTATGTATTTTACTTGATTTCCCCATTCTTCTGCTTCAAGTTGTTTAGCTTTTTTCTTTATTAAGTCGTTGTACTCAGTCATTTTTCTTCATTCCCTCAATAAATTCTGTCCAGCGAAAAAACTCTTTACGCTCCGAACAGTAATACCACCCTTTATATTTATGTGGCTTGTCGCTTTCATTATATCGCGTCATGTATATCTTCTCCTGTTGATAGGCTATCTTTTATATCTTCTTTATCTTTAGGATTCATTGTGGACTGCGGGCCTATCTTTAATGTTTCCCAGTCCATTACACTTGTAAATCCTTCCATTTTAGCACTTCTCATTTTAGTACAGTTGAATGTGATTGCCTCATCTTCAGGCGACCATGTTTCAAGTGTAAAGGCTGCATCTGCTGCATCAAGAATACCTTTTGCAAATCTTGCCTCACCTGTGCTATCAGTTTGGTAAGGGGCAAACACAGGAATTTCATACTCCTGTGCAATACTTTTCAGAGTCTTACTTACTTCAATTTGCTCCGTCCAGTCATATTGTCCTGAGCGACTAGGAGCATTGGAGCGTTTTACTTGGTTTAAGTAATCAACTACAATAACTCCATAGTCCCGCTGGGATACTTTGCTTTCTAGTTCTTGTCGAATACGAGAAAGAGTAAGCATCGGGTCATAAACAACATCAAGTTGACCATCGTTTAATGGTTTAGTTTGAAGTTTATTATGGAATGCATCAAAATCCCTTGTGTGTTTAAATTCTGGTAGTAAATCGACTCCACCACTAAACCTTCCTGCCCACCAGTTTGCTACTCTATCCCACTCAGCGGTGGTCAAGTTTCTAGTAGCAAGCCTAGAGATTGGAATACGAGCGCCTAAAGCGCACATTCTTTGTAGAATAGAACGACTGTCCATTTCTATGGTAAAGTAAATAGAACTCTTACCCTGTTCATAAACATTGTTAGCAATATTACAACAGGTTATAGACTTACCTGCACCTCTACGACCACCAACCAGTATAAGGTCTCTGGGAGAAAACTTTAAGGTCTGGTCATAATCATCATTGAGGCCAAGAGGTAAGAACTTCTTGAGGTCTTTCTCGGAGTCAAACAAAGGAATTGTCTGCATATTTTCTTCGGGAGCTTTTAGGTCTACTTTATCGCCTATGTCTAAAACAATCTGTTGGATTGCTTCTACATTTTCTTCTGCCGAAGATATAGCTACAGTTTTATCAATAAATTTATCTAATTCATCTAGTATTTCTACTTGTGTATACTCATTTTTTAGATACTCAAGCAAAACCCAAGCGTCGATATCTACCTCGACAGCTTCGATTGCGAATACTTTTTCTTGTAGCTTTCTATCACGAATGGATAGTTTGAGGTCATCAAAAGAGGGGAGCTTACTGAAATTTTTAATGTGAGTATCCATGACCTTATGTAAGGACTGATACTCGGCAGAAAGATAATTAATTCTAAGGTTGCCCCAAGACTCAAAATCTTCTTGCGATATAATTTGCTTCAACAGAGCTGAAGTTAGATTCAAAGCTACCCTCCCAGATAATAAAAAATAGGGCAGAGATAATCCTCTGCCCTAGTAAGAAAAAATTAGCTAGATGCTTTTTCTTTTCTTGCAGCGCCGTCGTAGTCAGCACAAGTTAGACCCCTACGAGTCAACATTGTTTTAACGCCTCTTACGGTTTTGCCAATTTCGTCAGCAATCGCTTCAACAGTCATGCTGTCGATATCACTAACTTCCGCTAAAGGGTCAGCTTTGCTAGAACCTTTAGTTTCTTTTTGCTTAGGAATAGCGTTAATATCGCCACTTCTTAGCAAGCTAAGAGCTTTTCCTCTGATAGAGTTAACAGATTTGCCTAGAGCTTCTGCAATTTCTTCTACAAAAGACCCACCATTTACCATTGAAGTAAATGTAGCTTCCTCTTCGGGAGAGTAAGTTCTAACAGATTCTGGCTTCTCAGCTGGTTTTACATGGCCTGTTAATTCCATTGATAGAATTTTGCCTTGTATTGATTTAGCAGAAAATGCTCCATCTTCAAAAGATGCTGCGATATCTGCATATGTGTACTGACCTGAATTGTCAGATACAAATTGTGATAAAGTAGCTTCTTGGTCTTCAGAAAAAGTTCTGTTTGATACTGAAGATGCAAGTTCTACATCGTGACCCATTTTTCTTAGCTTAGAAGAGACACTTCTTGTAGAAGTTTCTAATTCTTCAGCAGCGTTAGCTACTGTTGCTTGTGAGATAGGTGACTCACTTCCTACGAAGTCCACAAGTTGTTGTGTTCTTTCGTCTGTCCATTTTGGTAATGCCATTTTAGTTTCCTATATTTCTTTTAAGTTTGTTATTATGATAACACCCCTTTCTCGGGCTGCTTGTGTTTTTGCGGATTCAATTCCACTTTCATTTACTAGGATAGTTACATCTTTCGTTAAACTGCTTTTAACAAGATAGCCCTTTGTTTCTAAGTATTGTGTAGCGGCTGCTTTTGTTTTATAGCTTTTCAGTCTACCTGTAATACAAACGATTCCTTTGTCAGCACTTTTTTCTTCTATTTTAGTTAGTTGTTGCCATCTAAAAGGTAATCTATCATATCCATTGGTAAAATCTTCTATTAACCAATCTAGTAAGTTATTGGTAGCAGCTGGGCCGAGACCTGCTTCAGCGCAAGTATCCTCGTTGATATCGAGTATGTTCTTTATCTTAGAGCAAATCTTGGCTGAGGCGGTACGCCCAATAAGTTTTATAGAGAAAGCTGGTAGTAATTCAACTAAATCAGCTTGCTTACTGTTTTCTATTTCTCTATGCAACTTGACTGCTAGTTTTTCGGATTGCAAAGCCTCAATCATTATTTCTAATGGAAGCTCGTATAAATCAAAGATAGAGTATATCTTTAGTTTTTCTACTGTGCGAGGTCCGAGACCTTTGATTTTGAGAGTAGAAGCAAAATGCTCAATCTTTTTACTCGTTTTGCCAGAGCAATCGGAGTTATAACAAAAGAGCTGGTCTTTTACCCACTCAAGCTGTGTCATACAAGATGGACAGTTTGTTGGCGGGATTATTTGCTTCATGTATTCTCTCTTAATTTCTATTTATATATTATAACAAAATTCAGTTTCCATGTCAAGATTTATTTTTTGGAAAGTCCTGCAGAATCAACGAATCAATTTTGAAACACTCTGTATGACCTCCAAACTTAAACATTGGAACATATTTATCATGCTTATACATTTCATGTAGGTACAGTTCATGTGCCCACACATTATAAAGAGTGCTGCTCCAAACTTTTTGAATACGAATATCATATCCTTTGAAACCCCTGCTACGCTTTATAATGTGCCGCCAATCTTTTCCACTAGCTATTCCTACCTTGATGCATTCTCTCTCGAAAGTCTTAGTGTTTACTAATACTATACCGTAAAGAACTCCCTCCCTATCCCGCTCCTCTGGGTTATTCTCAAAGTAAGTTTCGTTGTATATACCTTTAGACAAGTTGTACTACCAAATTTCTAACTAGAAGAATGAGTCCTGCTCCATTTAATACAATTAAAGCTCTATCATTCCACATAAAAGATACTATTAGCCAAAGAAAAATACCTATAATTGATAAACTTAAATCAATAAATTGATATCCTGCTACGCCTCTCATTGACATGGCTATCAGTACAAATACTGATGCAATCCATTTAATGTACCAGTCTGTTGTATATTTAGGTGTTGCTGATTTAAAAATTCTAGTAGAATTCTTTTGTTCTTCTTTGCTATATATTATGTCTTTCTTATCGTTCAGCATTAGTCTGCCCTTGACATTATTCTTGGGATAATTTCTCCACTTCTTATGACTTCAACTAAACAACCAATTTCTAAATTTAAGTCGTCTATATACTTCATATTATGTAGAGTGGCTCTACTAACAGTAGCACCATCTATTTCTACTGGCTCAAGAACAGCTACAGGGGCGACAACCCCAGACTTGCCTACATTCCATAGAACATCAACTAACTTAGTTATAACTCCTTCATTACGCTGCTTAAGCGCATATGCACCTCGAGGGTGCTTAGAGGTATATCCTAAAGCATTAAAATCCTTGTAGTTGTCTATACGAAAAACAAGTCCATCGTCAGGATAAGCAGTCCAGTCATTAGACAGAACTGTATCAAATCCAAAACGCAAAAGATATTCCATGTCTCTACTCCAGCACTCATTCCATGATTCTTGCACTCCATAAGCTATGAAACGCAAGTCTCTGCTTTGAAACTCGGTAGTATCTTTTAAGTTGAGAGCACCCGCAGCATAATTTCGAGCGTTCTTGATAGTTTTGGGAGCAACTACTTCGCCTGTAATTTGCAACAAAGCACCCTTAAACTCGCCTAATTGATTAGGTACTAGAGATTTCATGTTGTCTGTAATATCCAGACCACGCTTACCATCTCCACGAGTAAGGGCTTTATGTAGTTGTCCCTCCACATATATTAAGGACACAGCAGCACCATCTAACTTAGGAGAAACCAAAGTTGCTCCCTTGTAATTACCGAAGGGCTGCTTATCCAATTCGTTGGAAAAAATCTTCTGAAGTGAATACATTTGAAAAGCGTGCGGTATGCGATTGTCTCTACTAGAGAAGCCAACTTCGTCATACTGAGCGTACTCAGCTAACTTGTCAAACTGTTCATCTGACATGGTTGGATTGCCATTGTAGTAATCTGTCGCTGCTTTCTGTAATACTTCTTTTAAATTTTCCATTTATATATTATATCAAAAATCACTGGCAAAGTCAAGAACTAAATTCACGAAAGGTAAATTTCATCCAAAATATCTTTGAAGTGTGTTTCTAAAATACTTTTACTCTCTGCTAGTGATAAAATTTCAACTAGTCCCTCAAACATATTCTTAGAATTGTTAAAGTCTAGTTTCATTGCTACCCCGTCTTTTGATGGTTTGAAGTCCCCATCAAAATCAAGGTAATACTTTCGTAGATGCAGATACTCTACATCACGAAAAGTATTTATGGTTAGTTTGACTTGCTCCGTCCCCTCTTCATTTTCGGAGATGACTTTTTCATACATCTCAGGGGCTTCATGCAACTTCATCGCTTGTTCCTCAATATACTACTCAAAGGTTGTATATTAGTAACATTCTTAGGTTGTAATAGGCGATAACTGTCAGTATCCCAACAAAACAGTAAAACTGAATCGTTAGTTTCCTTAGCACGATTTTTCTTGCTTTGGATATACTTGTTATCGAAGTCTAGGGTACAAACATTGTATTTAAGTTTCCTACTATTTGTAGACCTATAAGTTATGATTGCGTCGCCACAATCTGATACAGCTCTTACGAACTCGTCTTTTTTCACTATAATACTCCATTACTATTAAGAAAACTCTTTCCGCTTAGTAATGGGTAGTATTAATTAGCCATTGTTGATGTTGTTGATGACACCTGTGAAGTATACAGAAGCCTTACCAGTCAATTTATCAATGATGTCATCATCAATCTCTTGACCTGCGTCAGATAAAGCACCTTTCAATGCTTCAGCTGCGTCAGCTTTTGATACTCTTGCACTACCACCACCGCTAGATTTAGCAGCTCCAGTAGCAGGTGACTTCTTGACATAAACTCCAGCTTTAGTAAGTATCATTCTGACACCATTAGGGCTTTCACCTAAGTGGTCAGCAATGTCTTTTACAATCTCCATGCTAGTTTCAGGTGTTGGTTCCTGCTCTAAATACATTTCTACTGCTTCTTGCTTTGATTCATCTGTCCAAGCCATTCTTCTTCTCCGTTTGTGTTTAAGAAACTCGGGCATGCCTGGGCACCACCCTGTCGCGTCTCTCATTTGGTTGTAATATCTATCACTCATTAATATATATTATACAGATTTTTGAGTGCGATGTCAAGAACTATTTTTTGTTAAGTATAACTTAAGTTCTTGATATAGTCTATTTTCTCTTGAGCGTTTGCAGCTATTTCAACCTGCTCGTCAATTGCTCCTACGATATCGGCATGTTCTCCTATTCCTACAGGGTTAGTTAAGTAAACTCTTATGTTTACTTCAGCGGCTGCCATCTCGCCTTCATACTTTAGCAATAATGCTTTTCGTAATCTATCATTCATTTTTTGCTCCTGCAAATTTGTGCAACATATGTAACACACCAAGCTTTTCTTTGAACATCATTTATTATTATAGTCCAAATAAAAGGTGTAAGTATGAAAATGCATACTGCATATATTACCGCGTGGAGATGTTTAAATCTCACTATTAATTCGCCACCTGGTGTTGTTCTTATCATTCTTGAGATTATTGCATATGTTCTAAACATAAGCATAACCCAAGATGACAGCCACACAGCTGACACTATTGTCCATACTTCCATTGTGCACTCCTACTGCTTTAGATATCTATATCGTATTTCTTTAAATGTCTTAGACTACCTAAATCGTAAGCAAGTTGGTGAGCGTTAAAACCCCCTTCTTTCATGAAACCGAAGTATTCTGTTTCAAAGTTTGTTAGTTCTATCACATAAATATGGTAGCACCAACAGTCATATTTTTCTTCAAATTTTCCTTTGACTATTCTAGCAGGGAGGTCATACCTCGCTGACCAGACTTTTTCACCAGGCTCGAATTGCTCAGATACGCACTGGTCTGGTAAGAAAGCTACTTTGGAGCCTGCTCCACTTTCTGTTTTAGGGCGTTTTTCTGGCACCCCTACTCTATCTAATAAATTACGAACGAATGTACTAGACCTATATAATCTTTGAGCTATGCCAGATACTGATTCTTCATCTAAAAACATTTCGATTGCTTGTTTGACTTCATAATCAGTAGCTTTCTTTCCCCTGTTTTGGGATTTACGCTTTTCCCTATACTGCATGGTTTCATCAAAGTCCTTCATAATACTATTCAATCGAGTAGTATTGTAGGTGATGTTGAGCATACCACATGCTTCTTTCTTAGTTATAGGGTTATTATCATTGAGTAAATCAAAAACTCTTTTCAGATTAGCATCATCTAATTTCTCATGCGACTTCTTTCTAATTGTTCTCATTCTTACTCCCTAATAAAATAATAGCGTAATGTATAATTTTTAGCAAGTCAGCGTCATTCTTGCCCGCTTTCTTGCCATAGCGCTTTGCATACTTAATAATATTACCCATGCAAAACCCCTCTCCATGCCCTGAGTCTATAATAAACTCAGTAGCTTGAATTTTGTCTGTGCTGTAGTGTTGACTATAAGTTTTGTTAATATAGTGTTTAAGTTCTAGTAAGACTTCATCTTCTTTAAACTTATAGTCTATATTTTCTACTTCTTTAGTTTTACTACTAAATATCCCCATCAGCTCTCACTTCTGAGCGAATGACTTCGAAGCCATTCGGATATCTTTTCTCTAGCTTCCTAATGTTTTCGTCCATTACTTCATGTGGCGTGAATCCTAAAGCTATACAGCCTTGTACCCAATACCAAAGAACATCTCCTAGTTCTCTTTTCATGTGGAAGATTTCATCATCAGAAAACTTTGTGTCTGCTTGAAATATCTTTTTCTTTACTACTTCAGCAAACTCTCCGCTTTCAGCCATCATGCCGATAACCGAAGTCATTAGCCTTGCTACTTGCATTTCTTCACCTCTTTCATTTCCTTTCTGCCATGTTGTGCCAGTAAGGTTGCCTAGTCTGTCTTGCAAAGCTGAAGTATCTTTACTAGGCACTGAGGTTGTCATGTCTACGAATCTTGCGTAGTCATTAAATTTTTGTTGTTCTGTCATGTCTGTCCTTAATGTGTCTGGTTGTTGTTTTTATACCACTTGGCTAACCAAGTGTCTATCTGTAATTCTGTCCAATGTGATGGAAAATATACTGATAAGTAAGGTTTATCTCGTAATACGACTCTCATAGTCTGCGTAATCCTCGTTCCACCAATGTGGTTTGTCTCTGTATTTCCAGCTGGCAAAGGTAGCTTTGTCAAGATGGTAGTAGTCTCGATACGATTGTATAGGATTACTATAGTCTTTTAACTCGTCTGGCATTGCTAGACCGAATTCTGTGAAGCCTACTCTTTGCATATTTACTGGCTCTGGTAATTTATTTACTACTTCATGTATGGACTTATGTTCTTTGCCATATCTATACCTATACTCATCATTTAAAGCATTGCCATAGCAGTGTGTCCACTCGTGGTTATCCAATGATGACCTTGCCCAAATAGTGCATGGGTGGTTGTACATCATAGGTAAATATGGTGTGATTGGTCTTTCTGCTGGGGGTAGATGTTTTATCTTTGCTTTTTCTTCGTTGAGTATATCTCTTTCTTCTTTATTGAGTGCTCGAGGTACAAAGCCTAAGAACTTGTCAATCCATATGCTAGTGCATAGTATTTGAGCAACTTCTAGTGGCATTTTTACAATGTGTTTGTCCACATGATACTCGGCACATTTGTCTAAATTTTCGTCTAAATAAAATAAATTCATATGACTATTATACAAAATTTTAAGTGCGGTGTCAAGTAATATTTTTTGCTTCTTCTATAAAGTTGGGTTGTTTGAAAAAGATTCCCAAAGTAAATCTATACTGGGGAGCTATGTGGGACGCTGGTCTTATACTGTGTGGTGTGGTACCATCGAATAGTATTGAACGATTTGGTTTGTAGAGAACACTCTTTGTAGCTTCTTGCATCGCATCATCATAAAAGATTGTTTCTCCATAGTATTCGTTTCTCCAGTCTGGGTTTATATCATACACAAGGACTGTGCTGCCCCCATGAGTATGAGGGAATTGGATTGAAGAAGGGAAAGAAAGATTTATAGTAGCTGTATCAAATATTAGTCCGTCCAATGCGTTTACTAAATCTGTGTTGATTATGCTTTCTATGAAATTTGTTTCTTTCCATTCTTTCGCGGATAGAGTATGGTGTAGACAAGGGTATTGGCGAGTCTCAAAAGTTGAGTTATCGCTCCACCCTATTTGATAATCTGTGGTTGTGCAGAACATATATAACTGCTCTCTCGTATCTTCCATCAATGTATTATCAAATATGTCTATCACTTATACTACTTACTATTAATTTTATCTTTTGCTGTTCCTGCATATAGACCGAACCAAGCTGCGCCTGCTCCAACTATAACCGAAATCAACCCTGATTGTTCCAATGTAGGGTCTGGTAGTGCCATAAACCACATTGTAGAATAATAGAGTAAGAATATATAAATACTCAAAAACGCTCTAGGGAATATTCTCCAAGCGTCAATCATATTTGAAAGCCATATCCATCTTTGATATGGATTGTCTGGCTCTTTCTCATTTTCCAACTCTCTTATTTTTTCTTTCAATTCTCCAATCTCTGAAACCATTGCCATGAATTTGTTAAGGTCTATCTCAACTTCATTACGGCTCATGTCTCCTGAGAATTTTTCTTGATTTGACATTTTAAGTCCTCAATTATTGACTCGAAATGTTTAATTTCCTCGTCAATCTGTGCCCATACGCTAGGGCTCTTAGTTGCTTTTTGATTTTCTTTTAGTGCTTTTAGACCTTTTTCATAATTATTCAGTCTAATTTTTAGCATCTACCAACCATTTATACTCATCGCTGTATAAGTCAATCGGAGCAACTGAAGTAGCGTGTACCATCTTGGTATTCTTTTTAAATTTACCTTCTCTAGCAGCTTCTAACACCCAGTCTGCTGGGTCTTGTTGAGTTTTATCACTAGTAAAGATAATTTCTACTTTATATCCTACTAAGTTTTTCATGCCTTTTGTTTCTGTAAGTTCTGCAATTCTCTTGTAAGAGTTTTGCAAAGCTTCTTGAAGCTCAGATAACTGATGCTTCATCATGTCTAGTTCTGTTGTTTTCATAAATTTCTTATTTTTTCTACGAAATTTTCAGCAACATTTTCTGCCCATGCTTCACTTTTCACAGGGTAGTATTCTAATAAACCTGGCTTGTCTCCTATTTGCATATAAACTCCCCAGCTTCCATTAATTTTATGTTTTACTACTGTTGCTTCTCTATCATCTTTACTATAAGTATGGTAGATTTCGTTATCTTTTTCTAAATCCATTATTCTCCTTTAAAAGAGTGAAAGCTTCAGCTATATACTCATCTATGGTCATGCCTCTCTTTTGAGCGTCATCATTCATAGCGTCCCACATTTCTTGTGAGATTTTATACTCTTTGCCTTCGTGTTTAATTACCACTAAACATATCGGCTTCAGCTTGACGCCTTCTAGTTAAGCCTTCCAATACTTTACCACCAGCTTTATTCCATCTCATAATTTGAGCAGGAACTCCATCGTAGTCGCCAGCATTCAATACTTTTAGTAGCGTAGAGGCACCTAAGTTACCTCCGCCTAAATTATAAACCCATGATACCATTGCATCAAATTGGTTTTGTGTTAGTTCTACTTTAACCATATTATTAATATAGCCTTCATACTCTACGAGTTCGTTTTCTAACATTTCTTCAGCTTGGTTTTCAGTGATTGTCATGCCTTCTTTGACATCTTTAATATGACCATAGCCAATAGTCCAGACACCTGCTGGACATTTATATGCTGTTAGTTCACAGCCTTCAAAGTGTTTAATCAGGTCTATGCCTTCTTTACTTATATTCATATTTTTCCTATATGTAGAAGCTTTCGCCACATCCGCAGCGTCCGCTCTCTTTTGCGTTGGTAATCTGGAACATCTCATTAAGTTCAGATACCACCCAATCCAATTTTGCATCTACTAGATACTCCTTGCTTTGTATATCTACTACTAATATATCGTGATATACTATATCAGTTAAATTAGGACTTTCGGCATAACTTAACTCATATGTATATCCACCACAACCACCACCACTTATATTAAGACGAGCGCCCCAAGCAGAACTTGAGGCGACTCTCTGTTTTAACATTGCTAAGGCTTTGTCAGTTATCAGCATTAGAATAATGGTAGCATCGCTAGCCACATAGTTCCGAAACATACTGTAAACATAATAATCACCTCGCATAACTCCCCATCAGGGCAGTAGTTTTCTTTAACTTTCTTAACCACTTGCATAAATGCATCACGATTAAGAAATCGTTTTGCATATTGCATGAGTTTCTCCTAGCCTATATTAATCGTCGTAGGCTTGTTTTCTTCAGGTATATGAACCTGTAGGTTAATAACTAACATACCATTTTTGAATCCTGCATCGGATACTTCTACCCAATCGCCAAGAGTGAAGATTCTACTAAAGGTTTTACCGCTAAGTCCTTTATGGATATAGCGCTCCTCGTCAGATTCTAACTCTTGTTTCTGTGTTCCTTCTATAGTAAGTTTATTTTTGTGTTGCTTGATGTCGATATCATCTTTTGACCAACCCGGTAGCGCCATCTCGATGCGGTATCCCTCCTCACCGACTGCTACTAAATTGTATCTTGGATAGTTAGAAAGAGGTGAACTCTCATTTCTTCTCGTTAGCTCTTTATTCAAGCGGTCAAATCCGACAAATAATTTGTCGAAGTCGTTAAAGTTTAATGCTGTTAATCCAGTCATTTTCATTCTCCTATTTGCGTCCTTGCGGCACGCGCTGTGAGACCCTTACGGCGTCTCGGTTATTATAATATTATGTCTAACAAACCCGACCACAGGTGGAATGTGGTACTCCTGCCTCTAAACCCTCGGAAAGCTGTGTTCCTACTCGTGCCAGACATATGAAGGGTTTTGTTATGGAAGTCCCTACAACTCCGCGAATATTATCGTGTAAAATTAAATTTTACTATATTATTATACCAAAAAAATACCACCATGTCAAGAATTAAATTTCAGTCCTCATCAAAATCTATCTGCCCATCGGCTTTGAGATAGTCTAATGTATTACTAATACCTATCTTTTTACCTATATTGTAAAAGATATGAGCACTAGCACATGCTGTAAAAATTATCCAAACTACTTGCCAATCCATTCGACATCTCCTCTAGGAATTACTTGGTAAGCACCCTTGTTGTATGCTGGAGCTACTGTAAACTTCTTACTTTCTTCTAGCTTCCAGCTGTTATCAACTTCGGGCGTGTACTTAGTAGTTTTCACACTAGGAATGTCCTGTTGGTTTTGTACTGGCTTCATTACTTTTGTTTTTTGTGCTACAAAGGTAGGCTTCTTTGCCTTCTTGTAAGCATTTGTTTTTCTTTTGCGACCACTCGGAGAGTATCGCATACTACAATTTATAATCATATTAGTCCTTTTTTAGTTGTTCTACTACTTTAGTTATAAGGGATAAACGCCCAGCACGCTTGTCATTGTAATCAATAACATGCCACTGTCCACAGGTTGTGTGCACTCGTTCCTTGAGAATACTCATCTGGTCATACTTTGATAGAGCCATTGCATCATTTGGGGAGAACTTCCACTTCGTAAGTGGAGATACTTGCCTGTGATTGATTCTATACTCTTGTTCTTCTTCTGATATACTGAGCCATAGCTTGATGAATGTAATGTCTTGCGTTTTCTCCCAATACATTACTTCATTCATAAAATCT